CTATCATCTTTTATGTTTAGCCGGGGTTTGCGGAAAGCCCAACCCGCCCCAACCCACTCTATATATTTACATTAGTCTCTGAGAGAGGTTCATCTTACGACCAGCACCTACTGAACCAGCACCCGTTCCAGCACCCGTTCCATAGCCGACCGCTCCCATAGCACCCTTAATCTTACCCATAGTGCCTTCATCACCCATCATACCCTTAACGGCTGATACGGCGGGTTTCGTCTTCTCATAGATTTCCTTTGCCTTGTTGAAAACATTGGCAAGTGAGCCGAATGATAGTTTGCCACCAACAAGACGCTTGAGACCCTCGTGTGTCTGAGCGGATGATACGGGGGCTGATATGATGTCTTGCTCTGAAAGAACACCCTTGATGATACGGGATGAGCCACGGATACTCTCAAAGAAGCCACTGTTCGCCGTAATGACATAGAGGACTGGCTGAACCGCAAAGGGGTATGTATTAACAACCGTTAAGTTGAACTGGAGCGTGAAGTTGCCTACTAGTGATGGGGCTTGTCCGGACTGGAGCGTAATATCCTTTGATGGCTTGAGAACAAGGAAGCCACCAACGGAGGGACGGGGCTGTCCCACCTTAACTGGGGGATACTGGGCGAGAACCGCCGTTCCAGCACCCGCAGAACCAATAGCAACCGAACCAGCACCCGTTAAAGCACCAGCATCCCCACCAGTTCCAGCAAGAGGAAGACCAGACCAAGTGGGGTAATCCATATCAAGACCATTCTCCACTGACATCTGGTAGAGTTCCTCCGTAGTGTGGGACGATAGGAGACCAGAGAAGTTATCAAAGTTGATACTGAGAGGAGACTTCACTGAACCATTCGTGTTAAGCACTGACGCAAGAGGGAGATAGGCATCACCATACGAAGGGTCTTGGGGGTCGGGGCTACCAGACACTTGCGATGCCTTCACATACACAAGGAGAAGGTCGGGTATCTGCGGTAGCGTGATAGTCTGGGACTGGAGTTGTCCGATGTAGCCAGACTGCCCGTTGGGGGCAAGAGAGCCATTCTGGGACTGCGTGATATAACGGGGGAACTCCATATAGGGGACTACACTCTTAGGAGGAAGAGGCACATCAAGAGAGGGCGTTAGGAACTGGCAGTTTAGCACGGGATTGACCCACTGGGCTGATGAAAGGCTATTAAACTGGATAGAGTTAGCCACAATCTGGGGACGACTTCCAGCATCACCCGTTGTAATAGGCTGACCGAAAGGAGAAAGAGATGTAGCAAAACCCGCAGAATACTGTGTCTTAAGGATACGGGAGAGAGCATTACCGCTCTTGAAGTTCATAATCAACTGGATGTTATTGATACCGAAGAGACCCGTATCGTGTTCTTGGTCGTTAGCAAAGACGAAGGGTGATAGCGTTAGTAGTTCAACTGACGCAAAAGACCAGTAGAGAACGGCGTTCGTCTGGGGAACAATCACGACGGGCGTAGTGCTATCAAATGCGACCGTAGCAGAGCAAACGGGCATACCGTTCCAGAACCACTGGACGATTGGGAGACCCGAAGTGCCACCACCACCAGCAACAACATAACTATCAGCACCAGTCTGATTTACTCTCGCACCATTTGGCTTACAGAAGTAGAAGCCGGGGAAAGCACCATTAGGCACTTCATCAATGTTGTTGGCAGTATCATAGCCATTCGTGGGGGCGTTAGTCGCACCAAGAGAAGCCATACCGAGGTAGTTGGCTTGGTACTTATCCATCATTGTGGGGCAAGTTCTCTGCTTCTTATTACACTTGTAGTCAGTTAGACGCATAACCTCAAGAAGAACATCTTGGGAGTTAATGACCGCCGTAGTGTCGTTAATCGTAGCCGTCATCGTCTGACAGAGGTAGTTAAGGGGAAAGGGTGATAGAGAGAAATCACGACCCGGGGCTATCACAACAGAGGCATCAATGGGGTAAGCACCAGAGGGCGTTCCAGCACGACCCACGCCATCGTTCCACACCGTAGTGTTGGTGGCAGACTGGATATTACAGACGCTCATCTGGAAACGACCCTCAGCACCCCACCGTAAGGCTCTATCAACGAATACATTCTCCGAAGGAACATACACATTGAAAGTCATCTGGGATGCCGTAGAGGCAATGGCGTTAAAAGGGGCGTTAGTAAGAGATAAAGCACCCTTCTCAACGGCATACCGGGGGCGGTTCTGAACGATGCGGTCGTCAAATACGGCTTCCTTCTGGATGTCGGCACTCATCGTATATACTTAGCAAACATAAAATAATCCGTTAAAAAAGGATTGTTTTAGGAATGTGTATTAGCCGGAGGAGAGTTAATAGCCCTCTTTACCCTTGTAGGTCTTTTTGCGGAACATTAACTTGAAAGACACGGAGGAGAGATTAAACATACTGACTGGATATAACTGGTTATCCAGACGGTTCTTCCAGAATACTTGGATGTCAATATTACGGATATCTTGCTTAGAGTTCTGGAAATCAGCCATACGATACTCGGCACTCGGGGCGTAGTAAATCATCTTGCGATATGCCGTAGGGTCGGTTGATAAATCCAGAGAGACATCTGTTATAATCGGGGAGAAGGCTGACTGAGATGTAGCCGTGCTATTACCAGTGTTGCGTGTTCCAAGAGTATTAGGAGGGGCGGTCTGCTCGTTCTGGAGGGGTAATAGAGTGCTTGTGAAAACAATGCTATCAATAGGAGACCAGAGGGTGCTTGTGCTTACATAGTTCTGGGTCATAGCATACCATACACCACTATAACCGGGAGTTGGTTGTGATGTAGGGGTTGATACATTCTCATTCAGACCGATTGCCTCCACTATCTGAAGATTAGCATAGCCGTCTGGGAAGGTAGTGGCTATTGGGGAAGTCGGGGTAATCCAAGTATAGCGGAACTGGGATGTATTAGCCGGGTGTGTCGTAGAGTTAAGATAAATGTTATCAAAGTTAGCAAATAGACCTTCCATATTAATGTTAAAATAGAGGCTCTGGAAGGCGTTAGTCGTGGCATTAGGATTGACATACTGCGTGGGGTAGTAGATTGTGAAGAGACCGGAGATTTCATTGTATTTCATAATAGGCGTAGGATACACGGCTTTCCACGCCGTGAAGTCTGCTATACCCGTTCCACCCCCAGCAGTCCAAGCGTTGAATACGGCTAAGTTAGCATTGTTAAGCGTTGTATTCACTAAATCTACCCAATGGCTATAAGTATAGACCCAGTAGTATCTTGTCGTCAAGTCTTGTGGTAGTCCTAACTCGGGAGATACTACTTGCCAGACTGAAGGGTTTGAAGCGGGGTTCTGGTTAATAGTCGTAGCGTTAGCACGGTAATAGAGACCATTCGTAGTAAGATAAACAATATTATCCGCTCTATACTGGATTGTAGAACTCCATCCTAAATCCACCGGAGGATTAGCAAGGGGCAACTGAAAGTTAGGCACATAGTCTGGCGATGCCATTGAACGGGGTGTCGGTGCTAAGGCGATATTCTGCGTCTCAGAAACATACTGAATATATGTAATAGGAGGTGCTATATTGACTTGCGTAGTGCCGATTAGACCTTCCCAAGTAATGCCTACGCCATACTCTGTTAGATTAACATTCGTCTGTCCCGTGCTACTCTGGATAGCCGGAATGAAGAGTGGTAAATCCTTATTAGCACCATTCATAACGAAACGAATAATAGAAAACTGATATTTAGAAGCGTCCTTGACGATAGCAGTATCACGGGTCTCGTTAAATCTAATCTGAGGGTCTGCTCCAGCACCAATACCACCGCCGACATCATCCGTATTGTTATTTACGATTGATGCGTTGTAATAGACTATGTCTGGACTAGTATCCTCACCAACAGTCTGAAAACTACTCTGGTATGTGAAGCGTCCGCTCATTCTATATACTTAGTAATAGATTTATTTGCCTAACTTTTCCGCCGTAAGTGCTGACACGAAGTTGTCCGGGGTCATACCGCTACTGTCTATTACTTTCTTATAGCGTTCCAAAGGAAAGGGAGCATAGAGGCATCGGACTACTGCGTGTCGCCCACAAGTATTAACATCTTGCTTATCTTTCTGAAAACTATGTGTATTGTAATAGACTTCCTTGCCAGATGATTTCAATAGTCTTGTTAGCAAGGGTTCATCTTCACCTAATGCCTCTCTATTCTCATCTGGCACAGTATCCAGAGCCTTCTCCGGGGCTTCTCCATACGGGTCAAAGAACTCTATCTTATTCCCCTTATTTAACATACATACCCAATGACCCGTAGTATCATCTTCCGTAAGGTATAACATAATACACCGCCCCTTCTTATCAAAGGCTTGGTTGATAGAACTCATATGTCCCAACTCCGGGTATGTGATAATCTTAATATCTCTTCCTAATATTTTCCGTATATCTGTATCGGATAGGGGATATGATTTAATGCGTCCCAAGCCACGCTCAGACATTCTAATCTATAGTATAGAATAGAATATGTGGGGTAGTCCGTTGAAACCGAAAAAGGAGAAGGTAAAGGTTCTATCAAGCAGTCCGCCCACTAAAGAGAAAGAAAAAATAGAGAAGTTCAAACCTATTAAACTCACAATGACAAAGTCGGAGGCTAAGAAAATACTGGATTATAAAAAGGATTTAGCCGTCCAACAGATACAATGGGTTCAGAACTGGATGGAGACACTTATTAGGGAACGCTCTCTTCCACCTCAACTTGCTGGGGCAGACGGATATTCTCAACTTTGTCTATTTTTAAATCCTCTGGACGCTCTGAATGTGCTGAAGGCGATAAGGGATGACTTTGCGAAGATGCTACCACTGGAGGAGAAGCAAGATGACTTTTCTTATCTGGCTCATCTGGAGTTAGGGGCATATCACGAACATCTACCCCCACCTCATACTTCTTCCCACAACAATCAGATACAAGGCGACGACCCTTGATAGCCTTCCATAATCTATGAATAAAAAATAGGATTGCTATTGAACCGGTGGATACACCCGCAGAAGCCAAAAAGTTTGTATCCATATCTATAATAGATGCCAAGAATAAACCCAGAGAAATGTGTTGAACTACTTGAAGGTCTCCATACTATGACCCAGTTATGTTGGGAACTATCCAAGAACCCGGAACTAACAGACCTACTTGAGGCTATGAAGACCCGGCTTGAAGATATGATAAACACTATAAATACTGCCTTATTAGATAGGTAAGTTTCGGGGTTGGGCGGGGACGGGGTTTCCGCAAACCTTTTTAGCCGTTGTTTTTTCTAACTACTCTTGAGAGTTAGTGGAACTCTAGTTTTTATATATAGGATAAGATAATATAGGATAAGTTCTCCAATAAACTACTTTGCGGAAAGCCCGTCCCCGTCCAACCCCATAGGATTAGTTAATAGAACTCCTAACTTATTAGAACTCTGGCGTGTTGCGGGGATACCAACCACTGAGGATAATGCTTATAAACACACACCCATCGCCCCATCTTCTTAAGGTCTCTTACATCATCCTTAGTCATTCCAATATGGGTCTTGAGGAGATAGCCGAGGGCGTGGAAGGAGGTTGCCATAGGATATACGACGATATGGGTTGCTTCGTTGAGGAGGAGGCGGGTTTTCTTGTAGTTTGTAAGGTAGTGGGACAAGCACAACATAGTAGTGTTAGTATGGCGACCCATAGTGGCGAGGTCATCTATTAACTTACCCACAACTTTTTCTGCGTTGCCGGTTAATGTGTCGTAGTCGTCAAATATGACAAGACAGTCCTTGAACTCATCTAACTCTGGATAATCGTCAATGAATGTCTGGATATTGATACGCCGGAGGAAGCCGAGGGCATCTAGTGTGCTATCTTCCCCGAGTTTAGAGATGAGATAACATTCACGGTCTGGAAACAGTTTTTTATAACATTCGGCTATGCCCTTTGCTATATAAGACTTACCAGAGCCGGAAGCACCCGCTATATAGAAGACTTCACGGCGTGTAGGGTCTGGACTAGGAACTAACTGAAACTGACCGTCGTCTGGTAAATCAATCTTAGTTGTCTTGATATTATCCGATACAATGCGTTCATAGAGTTTTTTGGCTAAGGCAGTCTCACTAATGAGTTGGTCTGCTTCTAATCCCTTTGAATGTGCCTCTTGTAGCCGGGTTAGTAGTTTGGTGCGTTCTTGTGGTTTGAGGTCTCTTAGTTCAGTGGCGTAGGTATTAGGATTAATCTCTAACTTGGGCTTCTCACCCTTATGGTCGTCTTCGTGAATGTATAACACCTTACCGTCATACTTACCACCCTTGACAATACTGATTGGCTTAGCACCCTTGACCTTATCAAAGGAAAGGCTTGGCATTCTATATAGTCGGGGCAGATTTTCGTGGAAAACGGAAAACACTTATCTATTTTGTATATGATAGGCTAATAATGGAGTTCTCCACCATATAGGTGAGTTGCCTTGGATAGTTGGGCTAATAGTTGGTCTCTGACTTGGCTGAGGGTCTTAATAGGGGAGGCACTCTTGATAGCACTATCTAGTTTATTTAGCACTGAGGTCTCTGTTTTTAGATATTCCTCTAAAGAGTAAATACGGGCTAAGCGGTGTTTGAACCCAGAAATAGCGTTGTTAATCTCTGGAGTAGGAACATTATTGTCCTCTAAGAGTTCTACTAAGGTCTTAATATCTGAATACACTACATAGAGTTTTCCGAGGTCTGAGTTTAGGATTTCATTATACTTGATAACCTTTGGTATGTCATTACGGAGTTTTGCTAAAGCAAACTTGCGTTTAACAACCTTGAATAGATTACCTTGGGATTTTAGGAGTTCAATAGAGTTCTGAAGGGATTTCTCTGGGTCAATAATATCTGGATTAAGAACCTCATCGCCATTATGGAACTCATACACAATAGATAGTTCAGTATAACGGCTTTGGATAAGTGCTATTACATCTAACTTTGTGATGGTAGGAGAGCCGAATGCCTCTTCTAGACTATACTTCCTACCGTCCCTCAATGCCTTATGCCCCTTTAAGACCTCCTCTGGAGACCAACGGACTATATGAAACTTAATCGTATCTCTAGCCTTTAATATATCTAAGGGGGTCGGGCGGGTCTTGAGGGTGGATAGGGCTTCCTTGGCTTCCTTGGGAGTTATTATTTTAGCGGATAAGAGGCTTTCAACTTTTGTAGTAGCGTCCCGAAGATTGTATCGTCCTCTTTTAGGAATAACTCTCCATTCCTCAATAATACCCGATTTAATATCTCCAATATAGACATTATCCATATTCTTCAGTTTTTTTATAATAGATTGAAACTCTTTGACATAGTGTTCCAGAGCCTCTTGTCTTGATGGGAACTTGCCTTCTACTACTTCGTAGGCATCGTAATCTCCAGCATATAACTGAGACCTCAAACTCTGTGAGCCTATAATCTGTAAGTCCTCACCATCAGTAAAGGACATAGTCTTCAATACCTTCACGGCATCTACTGGATACTGTGAGGGAAATGATTTCTCTTTTAGTATTGCCGACATCTATAATGGCAATATATTTTATTGTAGTAATCCAGCCTCATTTAACTTGCGTAATGTGTTAATACGGACTGATTTAGCACTGGATGTAGCATATACCGCTTGAGAATAACCGGGATGCTGTTCTTCTAATCTTGTAATGAATGCTACTAGTGCGGATTTCTCTCTTGGGACATCAGAGGCTTTATAGGGCTTTGTGGGTATGGCTCTACCAGCCTTTGGATTTTCTACTGATGGGGCTGTTCTTTTTGATGATGGGGCTGATAATGCCGTTTCACTTCTATCTGCTATGCTACCAGAAGCAGACGGGGCGAACCCACGCCGTCCTACACCAATATCGTATTCACCCGTAGTAGGGTCTCTAACACTTCGCATACCGGGGACTGCGTTATCGGCAGAGAGGTTGGCTAATGCCTCACCTTCAGCCCCTTCTTCGTCTCCACCCTCTTCTGCGAGTGCTTCAGCCCCATCATCACCGACATAGCCAATATCTCTGCCACCCAAGTTAAGTTGTGCTTGTTCTCCCATAGGAGACCATAGATATCTGCCAGACCGGTCTCCAAACTCTCCACGGGTATCAGTGCTAAAGACGGCTCTCCCGTCGCCAGAATATCCGTGTTGGGTATCTTCTCTAGTAGGTGCTTTAGCAGAGAATACAAATCTGCTCTCACCTCTACCAGAGGATGTCTCACCTCTACCATCACCGACACTATATCTTTCAGCCTCCAGTCTGGACTGATAACTAATACCTTCCTTTGGCTGATACATATTACTTCTGGCGACACCCTTGTGTGAATAGGGGAAGTATCCTTCTCTACCATCAGAGGTTATGAAAGCACCAGAAGTCTGTATAGGTCTTCCAGACTGGGAGATGACTGGAGGGACGGCAAGAGTATCTCTATTAGCATTACCGACTTGGGCGAATAACTGAGCGTCGGTCTTAATGAGTTTAAGGAAGCCGAGGGATTTAACAAGTGCCTTAGAGGCTGACTGTCTATCCTTAGCGGGAGCATCGGCAAGTTTTAACATCTGCTTGAGATACTGCTCCAGACGGGTAAATAGGTTCTTGAGTGTTCTCAGCATACGGATTACGCTATTGTTTAAGGGATTGTTCTCAGCATCAATACCATCCTCTTCCATAGTAGCCAGTAAGTTCTCAATCAACTGTGTGATACCATCTTGGGATGAGTTCCCTTCAATGAACTCTAACGCAGACATAATATCGTCGGCAGAGTTGTTAGTAGCCAAGCGGACACATAGGGCGAAAATCTTGTTCGCATCTCCTACTACGAAGCGTGAGATAGAAGAGTAGTCATCACCGGGCTGGAGTAGAGCATCAATAACATTCTGTAAGAGTTGTGCTAACTCTACTTGAGGAAGGATGCCTAACTCTTCTGGTAGAGAGGCAGTAGCCCCAGCAAAGGGTGCTTGTGTGCTTACGCCACCTAATCCGCCCATATCATCTGTCTGGAATGCCATCTTTGCCTCATCAATGGCACTAAACTGTTTGAGACGGTCTTGTAGTTTAGCCTTCGCCCACTCTTGTCCTACTGAAGTTCTTAGCACACCACCGGATAGACGATGCTCCTCCATCTTAGCATCTACGGGGCAATAGCCGTGTCCTCTACCGAATACTGATACATAGGGATTTGTGGTCTCAGTGAAGGGTGCTTTACCGGTATCTTGACGAGCAGACGCAGTATCTAAGTAGCCCATAGAAGGGTTAGCAAATACTCTCTGACCCAATACGGGGGGAGGTAGCCCGTAGTAGCCTTTGGGTGATGAAAAAGCACGGGCATTAGCCTTCTGTGTAGCCAGAACCTTAGCATTAGCCATATAATGTGCGTCTCTCATCTTCTGCTGGTGATACTGGGCTTGGAAATCCGCACCCGTGTAAGTTATATCACCGGGGCGTAAGTTGTCTGGCAAGTATTGTTCTGGGCGACCCCTATCTGCGTAGTAATAAGCAAAGGGGTCTGGAAATCCAACATTTAAGTTGGTAGTAGGCACTTTCTGCGTCCCAAATGATGACATTCTATATTATCAGTTGGGATTTTATTTGGCGAACTTATTATTTGTGATATAAGTTGTGTTCCTTAACATATTTGGAGGCTTGTATCATATTCAGCCCCTTCTCAGCCATAACCTTCTTAACAAGGGAGGCACGGGCAGATACTCCAGCACCCACCATACGCTTCTTACGCTGACCGTGTCCGTCTTGCCCGAGCATACCACCCTCCATAAGATTGCCGTGTCCCTCATATCTACCCGTATTAGCCCCACCACACTTTTTACCTCTGCCCTTCCGTCCTACATCACGAGACTTCTTAATGAAATCTACGAGTTGCTGGGGTGCTACCTTTGACCCGTGTTCTACTGCTAAATCCGTGAGGGCATTTACACCTCTCATTCCGTATTTACCAATGGCACTTACAATAGGTCTTTCTCTTTCACCTTGAGCCGTAATCTCCGCTTGTTTCTTAGCGTGAGCCTCTTCGGGTGTAAGACCAAAGTAGCCATCACCTCTATCATTAGGGTGGCGACCCGCATCAGTATTTCTCTTCTGTCTCTGGTATAACTCTTCAGCCATACGCTCCTCTTCTGCCGATTGCTCACGACGACCTCCACGCACACCATCTACATTACCGGAGCGTAGTGCTATATCTGACTTATTACGACTACGCCCTAGTCTCTTCTTACTCATCTGTTCCATAGCCCTCTGCTCCTCTGATACTCCCATACCGGCTACACCACGAACTGTATCCATAGTCTGGTTGAAGCCGGGTATAAATGCCGTAGCGGGTTTTAGAACATCAAGTGTTCCAGTAAAGCCTTGCTTGAACCCATCAGCAAAATCATTGAAGAACCCCGCTCCGTGTAGGTCTCCAATATGTTTGGCGAGGTGCTGACCCATCATATGAGCCTCAGAGGGTTTCTTCTTGCCATATCCCTTTTTAGGGTTTTCTAGATGGTCTAATAGTGTATGCTTCTTACCGCCTCTGTATTCTGATAGTCCCATAGAAGGTGTGGCAGAACCACCTACACAATGTCCCATACCAGTATAACCGACCATTAGTTCTTTCTTAGGATTAACTGGATTATAGCGTTCCATCTGCTCCGCCATAGCACGACTATCTGCCATTCCCTTCTTGGCTCTCCGGACGGCTGATGTCTGGGGGAACATACTTGGGGCTTCTATGCCGTTCATTATATTCAGTATCAATATATTTTTCTCCGGTGGTATATCCCCATACTTCTATTTGGCATAACTCTGGATTATATTTCATTCCTTGAACCACCAAATGATTTTGAGTTGGTATGGTGATATTAAATGATTTACCGACCCCTTGCCAGTTGCTATTACAAGTCCATCCCCATTTGGAAGGTAGATGGAGGAAGCGTTTCATATCTACTATAGCCCGGGGTTAAGGCGGGTTGGGCTTTCCGCACTTTCCAAATCCCGAAGTTTTTTATATCCACTCTATTAGAATGAAGGCATACTTCCACAGTCTCCAACAGAAAGAGTTGGAGGGTGGTAGGGGTCAAGCAAGTGGATTTATTATGAGGGCTATGGCTGAGAATAAACTAAAGCATACTGGGAAATATAAGAACCCCACATACCCCTTAGCACCGGGTAGCACTATGAATAAACCTATTGAGTTTGATTGGAAGAAGTTGGCTAATAAGAGCCAAGGAGGTGAAAAGGAGGTGGGTAGTAAGACTACTTGGGGAACGAAGGGTGAATATGGAGCAAGTCCCTTTATATTACATCACTTCAGTGGGGATGCGAAGGACTTCAAGCCGGGTAGTAAGACTAATAAGGGAAAGGAGAGTGATATTCAACGGAAGGCAAGAATGATATTTACTGCTAAGAACCTATTAGCCAAAGCCAAGCAGTTAGCGGAAGGAACGGCTCAGCCAACACCAACAATAACAATGACTGATACTATCCCTTCAACCACAGAAGCCACTAAGACTGATATCATAGAACACTTTGGTAATGCTCCAGAACTAAAGAAGAAGTTCAAGGTGAAGAAAAAGTTCGTAGATGCCGATACGGGCGAAGAACTAAAGGACGAAAGGGCAAAAAAAGCCGATGAACCCCCTACGCCCAAAAATGAAGTAGTAGAAACACCCCCACCGCCACCCAAGCCCGTGGTAGAACCCGTAGCACCCAAAAAAGCCAAAACGCCGAAGGTTGCGAAAACGCCAACCCCGCCCAACCCAGTCTCAAGAGTAGTCTGGACTGAGGCAGAGATAAAGAGTAATCCACTCACAAGAGGAGATACCACTAACTATTACAATGACTTGGATGAGAGACAACAGAAACTCTTTCTCTTTGCTCTTAATGACCCTAAGGCGAAGTTGAAGGATGCTATTAAGTATCTCAAGGATAACAACATAGGCACTGGATTTAGTTCATCCACTATCAGTCCTATATTCAAGGAAATGCGTAAGGAGGCTGATGAGATATTAGAGGATGAAGAGAAGCAGAGAAAGACCTTATCTAACCCAGCATACACAAGTATCAAGAGCAAGTTAGAAGACCTATTGAAGAAGAAGGGAGAGCGTCCATTAGAGCGTCTTAAGAATGCCTTTAAGGGTATAGATGTTGAGAAGTATATAAATGTATTTAATCACATATCTGAGATAACTGGGACAGATGCGGGATATGATGTTGATAAGATACTCTCATACCAAGGAAGTGGTAAATGGAAACTATACGCAAGTCGTATCCGTAAGAAGAACTACAAGTTAGTATCCTCCGACGATTACGAGGGTGGCTTTGAACCATCGGATGATAAGAAGGTCTGGGATTTAGTGGCACATAAGCATCAGTATGGCGACCCTCAGTATTGGGCTAACTGGACTAATAAGGTAGAAGTGTTTGATAAGGAGGGTAAGATTGTTCCTACAAGCAATAAGATAGTCGTAAAGGGATTACACAAGGAAGGTGCTAACTGGCGTATTGAGGAGGATAATATTCTGCTTTTTATTTCCAGTAAGGATTTCAAAGACCCAGACGAGACCCCAGAGGAGTATATCAACAATAGAACAGATAATCGGTTTGGTAGTGTAAGGAAGATGAAGCCGTCATCTAAAATGTTCTATCAGAAGGAGTTATACAAGCAGTCTCAGTATTACTGGATTGGTAGTTATCTTACGGATTGGAATGATAATACGGAGGAGTATAATAAGGGTCGTAGTCGTAAGATAGGCACTGCTCGTCGTATCAAAGCCTACATTAAGGAACTTGAGACGGATGATTGGCTCTATACTACAAAGATAGGAGGTGTTGAGTATGTAGTCCCATCACGAGCGGACGCAAAGGATTACGAGCCAGATGTATCACCCGAAGAGAAGACTGGTGGCTATGTGTTAAATAAGGTATCTGAGGCAGATGCTAAAGACCCAGAGGAGATTAGGAGATTACCCATTAAGAACAATGTGAAGTATGCGAAGGCTCGTGCTAATCTTTTAGAAGCCCTATCAAAATACACAGTTCCTCCAGTAGCCAGTAGGGCTAATCTATTAGGTAAAGAAAGTGGCACTATGGCGGGTAAGAAGAGTGGCGATGGTATAGTAGCACGGGGTGTAGCGTTTGGGTTTGGTAATAACCGTAGAGGGTTTGATTACTATGTGAAGAATAAGGCACATCCGGAAGTCTATAAGGCGTTAGTAGAGTTTGGGGAGACGATAGTCCCTAAGGGATGGGATTTCCAGACTATTCAGTTAAATCATAATGCGAAGGCTAAGAAGCATACTGATAAGAATAATGTGGGGAAGTCTGTTATCATTGGTATTGGAGATTATAACGGAGGCGAACTAAGGGTATTTAGCCCAGATAGTAGTAAGCATCACGACTACAATATCAAAGATAAGCCGACTATGTTTAACGGTGCGGTTCTACCACACGAAACCCAGCCCTTTAATAATCCTACGGATTACGAGCGTGGTAAGGGTCGTTATACCATAGTATATTTCAGACACAAGTATAAGCCCGATAGGGGTAATGTGGGTGTAGGGTCTGGATTAGGCAAAGGTATGCGTCAGCCGAGTGCCTCAGAGTTAGAAGACCTTTTTGTGTAAATAATAATATAAGTATAGTTATAGAATGTCCGTTGGAAGTCTTAATGGTGGAGTATTATCGCTATCTAAGTTGAAAGTAGGTGGTGTATCTGTGATACCCGGGACAGTGGGTGGGGTTCAAGAGTTAGTAGGGTTAGAAGGTGCTATAACAATGTCATCGCCTACTGCTACCTTTGTGGCTACGGGTCAGAATATAGAAATGACTATTACCTATCCCACGCCACCAGTAGAAAGTGTTGGTGGATTAACTGGTGCTATTACCTTTTCATCACCAAATGGTTCAGTCAATATTACTCCGGCGGGAACTAACATAGCATTAGAAGCACTCGTCCCACCAGTAGATAGTGTTGGTGGATTGGTTGGTGCTATTACCTTTTCATCACCAAATAGTTCTATTACTATTACTCCGGCGGGAACTAACATAGCATTAGAAGCAGTCGTCCCAGCAGTCCGCCAAGCGACCTATTATAAAACTACCGCACAGAACCTAACCTCTGGAAATACTGATATAACCTTTGACGCAACCGGCTCGTGGAACTATACTGACGGGTATATCACTTACGCAAGTGGGACGGCAAACTTCACCGTAGTCCAAACGGGTGTTTATCAGTTGGGGTTTAACGCAACTATTCTTGTAAATAACGGAACTTGGGCGACGACGACTAATAGGAATATAGGAATAGACATCACACGCTCGTCTAATCCAAGACAAGCGGTAATACAAAACTCTGCTCTTCAAGGAGTTCAGAACTACACTCAATCAACAAGTGGAACTTACTATCTTGTTGCGGGTGATGTCATCAATATGCGAGTAGGTGGTGCTTGGACTGGTGGGACACCAACACCTCCCCAAGTTCAAGGATTAGCGAACACATTTGACCTTAACACCTTCTTCACTTGGACTTATATCTCTGCTTAACTAAAACTCCGCATTCATACTAAAGGACATCTGTTCTTGTGTCTTACCACAGTTGGCTAAGGCATATGTGCTTACTCTTTTTTCAAAGAAGTTATCCTTGGCTTCTAAGGATATACGCTCCATAAACTGGAAGGGGCATACCTTGGCATTATAGAGTTGTTTGTATCCTAACTGGGTTAATAGCCTATTGGCTACGAACTCAATGTATTTTTTCATTAGTTTAGCATTCATACCTATTAGAGAACAAGGGAGTGCCTCAGTAATGAACTCTTTTTCAATATCTACTGCCTCTTTGAATAACTGGTGTGCCACTTCTTCAGATAGTCTATTATCTAACTTCTTGTATAGCAGACAAGCGAAGTCAGTATGTAATCCTTCATCACGACTAATAAACTCATTAGCCAGTGTTAGTCCTTTTAATACATTCCTTTCTTTGAAATAGTAGATAGCACAGAACGCACCAGAGAAGAAGACACCTTCTACTATTGAGAATGCCATTAGTCTTGTAGCAAACGAAGCCTTTCTATCTAACCATTTTAAAGCCCATTCAGCCTTCTTGGCTACGAAGGGCATAGTATTGATGGCTTGTAGGACTTTAATCTTCTCTTCCTTATCATCAAAATAACTATCCACTAATCGTGAATAGGTTTCGTTATGGACTGTCTCATTACTTAACTGTTCGCAATAGAAAGCCTTAGCCTCCGGCACTTGTATTTCATTACAGAAGTTCATAGCAAGGTTTTCACATACTATGCCGTCAGACCCAGCAAAGAAGCCTAGGATACACTTGATGAAGTGTTGTTCCCCTTCCTTTAACGCTTCAAACTCCTTCTTATCCTTTGACATATCAACCTCTTCTACTATCCACCGAACCGACACTAAGTCCTTATACATCTTATACATATCAAGATACTGAATGGGTAGTAGCGTGAAGCGATTAGGATTTTCTATTAGGAGGCTCTCCATCTGGGAGTGGCGGGGATAACTTTCTGGGGACAAATCCTATAACATCACCTAAAGAATATCTTAGTATATCATATATAAGAATGGATGCTCCGGCTACTACGCAACCTACTAAGAAACGCTCCGTGGCTCTGTCAAAGGCACAGAAGGCGTATTACGAACGCAATCGTGATAAGCGTCTAGAAGAGATGAGGGTTCGTGCTAAGGAGCGTAATGAGGCAGAGAAGTTAGCGTGTGAGGCTAATCCAGAACTACTACGGGAGCGTCGTGCTATGTTCCTTGAGAAGTATTACAAGTATCAGATGGCGGATACTGTTAAACGCATTAAGATGTGGCGTGAAGACCCCGGTATCTGTAGTGTGTTTAAGGAGTTCCTAAAGGAGAATGTTGAACCAGTAAAGACCCTACTACCCCGTAAGTTTTTCAATACTCTTTCTAAGTTGGCTATTGCGGTAAAACCGGTCGCAGAAGTTCCTATCAACACTGTAGTAGATGTCAGACCAGAAGAAACCATTGCCGACCAATACGCCAACAGTATGTCCGAAAGATACTTCTAAGCCTAAGCGTGGTAGAAAGAAGAAGATGATACCAGAGTTTAAGGTCATTAAGGCTACGGAGGAAAAGCCTATTGTAGTTAAGTTTGAGTAGTGCGTATAAAAAAACTGTAAAACATCTCCGGTATTAATATACGAGAGATGTTAGACAATGAGGAGTTTTCTGCCTATGTTGCTAAGGTTATCGTCCTTAAGAAGGATATTGTGGGTCAGATGGTAGGGTTCAAGAACTCTACTGGAGATGTAGCGGACTGTTATAAGAAGGTTATTCTAGATAAGTTATGGAAACTCTCAAGAGTAGTTGGAGAACATTATCTTAAGTGTCTGGGTGCTATAGCGGAAGTAGAGGGTGATGTCTCAGACCCTAATCCTCTTTCTCAGACCCGCTATCAGATGGCAGAGATGGAGGCTCTACTGGAAGCGACGAACCCTTCAGATAGTCCTTCTGTTGTGATACGGAGTGAGCCATCCCTTCCGCATCAGACTTCATTGAGTTAATATCATATTTAGACGACAAGTATATATGGCG